ATGACTTTAAATGCGCAATGCCACTGTCGGGCAGTGAAATTCACCGTAGAGTTGTCAGATAATTTTGAGACAATACGACGTTGTAATTGTTCATTTTGTCGTATGAGGGGAGCTGTAGCCGTGTCTGCTCCACTTTCAGGAATAAATGTTTATGAAGGTCGTGATAAATTAACAGAGTATAGATTTAACACAAAACAAGCTGCACATTATTTTTGTTCAGTTTGTGGAATTTATACTTTTCATCAACGTCGCTCCAATCCTAAGCAGTTTGGAGTGAATGTTTCCTGTATCGTTGGAGTCTCACCGTTTGATTTTGAAAAAGTTCCAGTTATGGATGGTATCCAGCACCCGAAAGATGGGGGTGGTGGTGTAACAGGCTATCTTTGCTATGAAGCGCTAAATCATAAATAGACACAATCAAGCTTTAGCAAAATATCAAGTTTTTCAAGTCAAAATATGAAGTTGATCTGTGTTGTGTTTGAATGAACGTATTTATGAAGTATCAGGTCTTAAATTGAGAACCTAATGTGATGTTGAGTTATAAGTGTAAGGATTATGCGGATCATACAATTGAAATGACCATATAAATCAAAACATGAAAATTTTAAGAGGATACAGTATAAAGAGAATCGTCAGAGAACTAGAATGAATTTTAAACATTAAATTTTTATAATAAAAATAAGTACTCCGGTGATGCCGCTGCATGGTCGTTACCCTGAACCCGATGAGTTCTCAGGGAGATTCGCCAAAAGTGCAATTTTATACTTTATTAAACAACATTAAAATATAAAAAAATCATAATAAAATTAGTGAAGTAATTCTATACTTTTATATGCAACATTACGCAATTTTAAGCTGAGTATATTTAGGCTACATATAGGCTACATTGTCACTTTAGGGCTACAAAACTAATATTTTTGGATTTAAAGGCTACATTATGGCTACATAAAAGCGGTCTTAACAACCGCTATTCATTGATGTGTGATCAACTTTTCTTTTGTTATAGTAATCTACAATATCAGCTTTGATATATCGGATTTTTCTTTCACTAATCTTAGTGAATGGAATCCCGCCCCCTGAACAACGTTTAGCCTGTAGCCAAGATGGTGAAACTTCGAGGACTGCGGCAACTGTCTCTGGTGGAAAACAAACATCATCATTTGAACTCCAAAAGCGATTAACTTCCTGAGCCTTTTCTTCAGCAGTCATTCGATCAAATTTTGATAATCTACTCATTTAAAATAGTCCTCTATAATTCATTATTACTTGTGAATTTTTCTGCGCAAAATCCCATTCTTTTGATGATAATGCGCAGATTTTTGCTCGAATTATTTAATCTGTTTAGCAAACTTTATTTCTATGGCGCTTAATATCAGCAGCCATAGATTGTGTAGATTCGATAATTAACTTTTCCGCTTTTGATACATCATTAAGACTATTCATGTAACAAGCGATCCCATTACCAGCAATGCAATATCCAAATTCAACTGCCAATTCTGGATCTGTTTTGGCTAAGTGATCAAAGATAGGTCCAATCATTTGCATGAATAATTGCTCTGCAATTTCATCAACAGAGCCTTCAATATCAAAACCTTTAATTTCCATCACGCCACCTCATTAAATGGGTCATATTTTTTAAATTCTTCAAACAGTTTGATGGCAGGTTTATTCATGCGACCGTTTGAAAAAATCATTACATTTCTTGGGAAATAGTTATTAGCTACAGAGCAATAAAACGAAATTCCTTCAATTCCTGAAACACCTCTATACCCAATTTTTGTGAGCCAAATTAAAAAGGCTTCACTCATTAATGGATGAACTTTTATTCTTTTTTTCATTTGTGCTCTTCCCATGGAAATTCATTATTCAAAGTCAATTCAGTGCGTCTCTGATTTGCATAACTCAATAAGCGTTCATGAATAGCTGGGTCGCACTGGATTATTTCCTCTTCAAGCTTTGCAAGATCAATCAATGTTTTTGATTCTTGAATACGAACCATCAAAGATGATTGTGATTTTTCAGGTGGGTTGAATTCAGCTAAACGTTTATGGATGGCGCTCATAACTGGCTTACGCTCTTCCTCGGTCCAGTGAACTGTGTATTTATAGAGAGCATTAGCTTCTGTTGGAGTTTTGACGATTTTTAAACGTTCCATCAACTCATCAACTACTGATTGATATGGATGTAATGCAGGTGAGTTATCTTCTGAAGTAGTTGGATCTTCAGAGATGGATATATTTTCTTGAGACTCAATAGCTTTTGGTTGATTAAACTCAGCTATTTTTCTCTCCTTAGCCATCGTAATTTCAAGCTTTTGTTCTGCTGAAAAACCCACTTTATCAACATTAAATAAAGTATTTTCAATCTCAGCCAAAGTTGTGCAGGCACGTAAGCCATCTAAGTAGAGTTGTAATTCAGATTCTATTGATATAACTGGCTTTTTCTCAACTACTTGAGATGATTTTTGCTCAACAGTTTTCTTAATATTTCTTGCTTTTTTGGGCTTTTCACTGAAACCGTCTTTTACTTCAATTTCCGTAATAATATAGCCAAAAGTTTTACCAAATGCCTGCAGCTGTAATTTCGCATTTTCTTCGTCCAACTGAGCAAATCCATTTGCTACACTCAAACATATATCACCATGCTCAGGATCGTATTTTGTACGCAAGATACAAGTTGGCATCACAATAAAAATTTCTTGCCCAGACTCTAAATCATGCGGTTGAACAGGCTTTGTAAATTTAATATCTGCCAATGTTAAAGTTTCACGTTTGATACAGAACTCATGATCATTTGTAAAAAATACAGTAGCAGGGAATTGATTTAGCTCATCAAAATCAAGCAATCCACCGATATGACGACATAAAACAGTTTTGCCAGATTGCAAAGCAGAAATTGCCTCAACACCATTAAAAGTATGCATTATTTTTGTCCTTTTAAAGCTTTAGTTAGGTATGGATCTAAATCGGGTTGTTTGAGAAGCCAAGCAATATATGAATCAGGAAGCTCATCAATTAGCTCACCTCTGTGTTTACCAAAGTTAATGCGCTTGGGAATTCGGGCAATTTCAGACATTTGATAAAGTGAATTCATGTCTTTGATTGCAAGCTTTTCGACAATTACTTGTAGAACCACGCCAGTGAAATAAATATCCCATCGCGCGTTATGTGCATTTCTCAAATGCTTACGAGCAGTTTCTAAATTTCCGCTCATCACGTGGTAATACAAAGCTGTAAGGTTATGAGTTTCTAATTCATCCCAAACCATACGCGCCAAAGCTAAAGTGCAAATGCCTTTTACATTGATTGAAGAATCACACAATTTGATTGCTTGAATGTCGTAATCAATATTGTGGCCAATCAAATAAACAGTATTTTCAGGTAAGCGGAAAACCTCATAACTTGGCTTGTCCGCTATATCAGATTCAAGAATGTGATGAGTTGCTAAAGAACCTAGTTCGATAGGCTCAGGGCAAGAAAAATATTCATCAAAAGCTGATTTTTGATGAATTTCCAAAACTCCCTGCTCAAATGAGCAGGGTACATGCGCAATTTCTATTGGATAACCATTTAAGCTATTGGTTTCAGTGTCTAAAATTAATGCGCTCATGCAGACATACTCGCTTTAGCTATTTGATCAATCTCAGCTTTAACAGCTTCGAGTTTGCTTGCTTCTATTTGAGTGAGAGCATCTAAGCCAAAATGCTCACAAATGTCTTTAATATCCAAACCACGTACAGCGATAAATGTTTGAAGCTCATCGCGCTGTGCATCTGAAATGATTGAAGGTAAAACTTCCCATTCAAGCCATTTTTTCTTTTCTTTGTTATAGGTTAGTCCTATTTGATACGCAAAATGCTTCATACATTCCCACATATCTTTAAAGAATGGATGTTGCTGGTCTAAACCCTCTAAAAGCACATTAAATTCAGAAGGGTACTGAGCCTCGCTACAAGATTTCTGCCATTGCTCCCATTCCTGTTGAAGCTTCATTGTTTGTTGTTGTTCTGGTGTTAAAGTATTTAAATGATCTTTGGTCGCTTGAATAAGATTAGCCATAAATTGAGAATTTTCAGGTTTGCGTAAATCAGGAACGATTACATTGCCCAAATTACCTGAATCTTTTGTATGAAAGCCTTCACCACCTTTGAACTTAAGAACTCTATTGGAGTTACCACGACTATCAGTTTCCTCAGCCAAGTAAGCCATAGCATCAGCAAGCCTATAAATTTCTTGACGGTTTTTTCCACCAAGATCGGGTCTTACGAGTGTTAGAGTGTCGTTTTTATCCTCTGTTGCATGGGCGATAAAAATTACATCTTTGCCAAAACCGATGAGTTTATTTACAAACAGGCTAAACATGTTGTTTGCCACACCCTGAACATTTAGCTTTAACGAACCATCGCTTTTAGTATTTTTATTGTTATTTGCAAGGTGTGATTTAATTAAATCAAGTACACGGCCTATGGTGTCAAATACCACTGTATTGTATGGTGCTAAATCAGCCTCAGTAATATTTGCAATATCCATCCAAGTTTCAGCTATGACAACATCACCGCGTCGATTTGCACCAGTACGATAAGCACCTTTATCGGCATCAATAACTAAAGGTTTATTTGCAGTCATACCCAGTGTTGTTTTGTACATACCAGGATCACCATAAAAGTAAACCTTAATTGCATTAACTACTATCGGTTGAGCTGGTGTAATAATATTTAGAGCCATGATGTAACCCCTTAATTATATTTCGTATTGTTATAAGCAATACGTTGATTAGCGGAATACGGTGTGCGCTTAAAGCAAGGTTTGTTAAACAATTCTGCTTTAGCTTTACGCTTCTGAAATTTGCGTTCACGTTCGAAATTTTCACGAATCCAAGGTTTCGTTGCGTGGGTTTCTTCTGAAACTAAGATCAAAACACCTGACCTATTCACCCAGTAAACATCAGAACCTTTTTGCACATAGATTGATTGACCAAGACGCATACGGAATAAACCGTTTTCATTACCTTGAAATTCTGAGAAATTTTGAGTAGAAGTTTTCATTGAACTGCCTCCACTAATCGATTACGTTCGATATAACCAACAATAATCTGATTGATATTTCTGTGATCGTTGTAATCGGTGAAATCATTCCAATCTTTACCGTTTACATCAGTAATTTGTTCAACAGCCAAATTTGTAATATCAATAGCTGTAAATTCGGAACCAGGTACGCCGTAACTATCAGGATGTGTTTCAAAATCAAAGCTTACTAAAACAAGGAAGCTATCAAGTTTGATAACCGCTTTGCCTGAAGTTTCAGAGGTAAGTTTTAGAGCACTAACGCTATAAGCTGATGGCGTTACATTAGGAGCAGTGATAGGTGGCTTGTATTCAGTCGCTTTCTGGTCGTACGTAAGACCAACAGCACCAACAGTGACTAAACCACTTATTGCAGCGACTTTGAAAAATCCCATAGGCTGTACACGATGTGTAACAATGGGATTGATTGAATTTGGTTTTGTGTTCATAATTCACCTGTTGTATTGAAAAAGCGCATTTGATTTCGAGGTCGGTGCGCTTTTTTATTAGCTGATGTTAGTATATTCGTATAACCGAACAAATATGTCAATAATAAATTCGGTTTTGTTCGGTTTATTTTGTGCTGTTACCCGAACTTATGCTTTAATAGACAAAAGAAAACCCACACAGGGTGGGTTAGATGGAGTTTCATCATGTTAGATCACAATGAAAAACTAAAGCTTGTTATTGAATTCATTCAGTCAGGCATAAAAGATGCTGAAGATATCATTCATAGTATTCAAAAAATTGAAAAGGAGCTATTTGCAAAAAATTAAATTAAAGTATGTCTTTTACATCTACTCCAGACCAACTGGCAACTCTATGGCATTGATTGTATAGCTTTAAATAATACTCGCGTGGGTTGGGTTTTCGGTAATTTTCATCGCCAGTTTTACTTTCTGCGTACGCGATTTTTTCCATCAGTTCCAGAGCAACACGCTCAACTGAGTTGTCTTTAATTTCAATTGGACGACTAACTGTAATACTATCACTCATTTTATTCTCCACCCGATCATTCTAAGGACTGCGTCGGGTTCGCAGTTTTGAAAAATATTTGCTAAATTATGATATATGATTTATATTTAAATCATGGACCGGGGATTCCCAGTCGGCAAAAGGCTCTAATAATGTTTTAGGGCCTTTTGTTTTTTAGTTATGGAAATATTTTTAAGCCATATCTCATATAGCCATCCCCAGCACCATCTCTTCCCTTAGAGCTATACAATTTAAATTTTAAGACTTCAAATGCTCGATTATTTTGTTCAGGCTTAAGTACGTGATTGCCGATGGGTCTTGCAACCAAATCAGCGATCTGAAGCCCCGTTGAATTTACTTTCTTTGAAGCCATTTTGATCTCAAATGGAAGGCATATTTTTGAGAAGTTTTTACCATCACATACACGCCTAAACTCCAGTTCAAGATCTTTGTCTTCTTGTAGTCCTCGCTGCTCAAATATAATGTGTGTTTTCTTGTTATGTTGATTTTTTTCTTGTAAAAATCGATAGATTCTCTCTAAGCCGAACTCTAGAGCAATAAAATATGGATTTTTTGGTGTTGAGTATTTCGCAATAAGCAAATCTTTTCGTACAACACACGAAATTAAAATGAAATTTGAATCCCTCATAAGGGTTGTAAGGTCAGTTAACAAAGACTCTTTTTGCTCCTTGGACGCATAATTTTTGAAGTCCCCGGTGCCTTTAAGAATTTCTCTTTCATGCATAACAATAATATCGTGACCGAAATGCTTAAATTTTAGCTGCTCTAAGTCTCGAATCACTTTTTCTGTATAGTGTCGTTTATGGAAGATACAAAACGCCAAAACAAATACAGGGTATTTTGAATTAACACCATTTAGTGTTGGATCACCGCTCTCATCTACATAAATAATATAATCACTAAATTCCACAAAATATCCCTTTTTCACTTTATGATTTAAGCTGGTTCGCAGTTTTTTAATCTTCAAGCCAGTCACTTACATCAATGGAGTTGGCTATCGCCCAATCTTTGGTGATACCAAAAACAAGAATAGATTCATTGGCACCAATCTCATTTACTAAGTAATTTCTTATATTTGTTGAGGAAACATTACCCTCAACAATCCAAATATAAGGACCGACCTGTATATGTTTTTTAAAGTTTTTTACGTAGTAATTAATCTCATCAAGGTTATTGGTATTTGCTGCGTTGTAAATAATTATGTGTTTCATAATTTATCTCACCCTTTATCTTTTAATTACTTAGAAATTGAAATCAATCTTCTTTACCTGTTAAAGGGCCATCTAAACCGTTCTCAGAACACATTCTGATTACCTTATTTAGAGTGTATGAAACTGTAGGACTACTAATATTTAATTCCTCTTTAAGTTCTTTGAGTTCATGATTACTAAGGAGCAAGCTCTCATTTTTATCAATAGCATTTAATATTTTCTCTTTAATTTTGCTCATATGCCTTATCTAATTAATTAACAAAGGAATCCAAAGTAAAATGACTATTAAAAGCATAATTATTAATTCTATAAATTTCATTTTTTTCCCATATGACTGTCAATTTTCACACTGGATTTATTGAACTATCAAGGAGCTAATTTAGTGGATGTAATTTACAATTCTTTATACTTCTCCAAAAACTCATCAATCCAACCTTGTGCAGCATCGATATTGGTTATGTCTGCAAGCTTTAGATTGGTTTCCTCAGCCTCATTAAACCCCTCAATAATGGCTTCAAAAATATTTGCTTCAGCAATCACTTCTCGCGCCATCTCACCAGCATCATAGCTAAGTCTGGCTTTTTTTAGCTTAGCTATTTGCTTCTCAATACCTTCGCCCATTTTAGCTAAAGCCAATTTAAACTCTTGGCGATTAATTGTTAGCGCAGTTTTGGATTTATTAAGTGTTGCGATCATAGTGTTCTCTTTTATTTGATGAATTTTAATTACATAAAGGTATTCAAGTTTATTTCGGATTATGGATTTTGGATGTAAGAACTTCCTAAAATTAGCGTCTAATACGCCTTGTATCTATCTTCATCCAATACTGGCCAATGATTTGGATATTTTCACTTTCAATTCTATCTGGTGAATAATATTCATCTGGGTATCTGTTTTTATCTGGATTAGCAGAAACAGCTTTAAAACCTCCTACACCTTGTTCGTTCCAAGTGGATAAATACTTGATTTTAGTATCATCAGCAACTTGAAATGCGTAAATTTCACCATCAAATATTTTTTTCGCTGAAGTATCAATTGATACAGGCTGACCATCCCAAAGAACTGGTTGCATACTCTCACCTCGGACATGGATAATTTTTGCTTCATTAGAGTGTACGTTGCATTTATTCACTAAGGCTGTTTCAAAAAGCATTTTTTTAGGACTTGGATGGTCGATATTCAAGTAACCATTACCTGCACTAACGTATACGTCATCATAATAATCAATAGCTACATATCCCTCTGGTATAGGGTCGCCAGGACTATAAACATCAATTTCAATGTTTGTCATAGAGCCATTACTTGTTTCAGATGGACCAACTCCATCTAACAACCATTGAGGTGTAGTTTTTAAAGCTGCACACACAGCACCTATATGTTTCGCACTAGGTTTATTCGTTCCAGTAACCCAGCCATGAACTGTAGCGCGTCCAGCTCCAGTACTTCTAATTAGGTCAGCTTGAGACAACCCTAGTTCGCTCATTCTTAAATTTATGCGATCAGATGTGTCCATAAAATATTCCTCTTAATCTGTTCGGAATTGTGAACGAATTTATTGACGGCTAAACGAATATATGTTTCACTTAACCGAACATAATTAATTCGGTTAAAAGAACATGAATGTTGCACAGTTACGAGTTTTTTATGGAGTGAAAAATAACACTCTATTGGCAAAAAAAATTAAGCGAGGGAGAACAACCATCTGGGAGTGGGAAAAGTTTGGTATTCCACCAAGAACTCAGGCGCTCTTTGAGGTTAATTCTGATGGCCAGCTCAAAGCTGACCGTGTGTCGCTTTCAGCCACAAATCAATAACGATTGAATTATCAATAATTCAATCAATGAAATAAACGTGAATAAATACAAAGGATTCACATATGGAAATCAATTTAAGCCGAGAAGCTCAAAACGCTATTTGGCAAATGATAAGTAAAACACCTGGTTTTACTCCTAAAGACATTGCCCAAGTAATAGGGGATTCGCATAACACAGTTTGCAATTACGCAAATATTAATATGCCGAATCACTTACCAAGCATCAAAAAATTAGAAGCAATTCTGTATTACACGCAAAACCCAGCTTTATTAAAAATTTGGGCGCATGAGCTTGGTTATGCATTGCTGCCTGTTGAGTGTGATCGAAGTAAACACCATGAGCTTTCTATTTTTGAAGCAATGATGCAGCACAACATCAAGTCAGGCAAAGCAAACAAGGTTGTTTATGACGCTTATGAAGATGGTGTGGTAACACCTCAAGAATATGAAGAGATACACCAACTCACACAGAATTTAATTGAATTGGCGACTGCTGTAGACCAAGCAGCACTAAAGCAAATGAAAAAATTTACATCAGGTGCAGAAATAGAAAAAGCCTGATTTCGTGGATCAGGCTTTTAGTAATTCAAACATTTGCAAGGATTGAATATGAAAACGAATTTATCACAACAGCAAGACACAAACAAGATTTCAGACAATTATAGGACTGGGGACTTGGTTGTAATTATTGATCACCAATCAACAGATTTATTTACTGTAACTGAGGTAAAGGGTGACTTTTTTGGGGATTGGGTTGTTATGACTAATTCCAAAAATGTGGAGTGGAGCAGTGGAACAAGATTTATTCGCCCCGCAACCACGGCAGAAATCAAAGCCAATCGCCGTTTAACTGAAGCTGAACAAGCTTTAGCGGAGGTTTCATGAATAGTAGCTTTAAATCAATACCTGAGCACAAGCAATCTCAGCAGATCCAGTCGTTTTATGAACCAACTTTAGAGCTTTTAGAAAGCTTGCATGAGATTAAGAAAAATAATTTAAAAATGCGTGGTTACAACGAAGAAAACGCGGCAGTTACAAAAGAGGAACTGTCTCAAAAAATGGCTTACCGATTCAAAATTACAATCTGGTTTGCCAGTCAAGTTATCTCAAGTTTGATAAGAGCTGATCGGATTATTTCATTCGGTGGGTATGTAAAACCTAAAGGTGGTGCGCAATGAGATATTCAGCAAAAAGAAAACAGGATATTTCTGTTTCAAAAGCTCCAATTGAAGCGGTAATCCCATTGCTAGAACCCGTAAGAATTTACACAGCCATAGAGCTTGCAGCAATGCCTTTATCAAAAATGAATGAAGCAATAGCAGCTCAAGAGGCTTATTACCTCATCGAGCATACAACAAAAATGGGGGGGGCAAGCCAAAGTTGTGCGCCGTTTAATGCAAGAGGGCGCTCCATTAATACAGGTAATAGAGAAATCAAGAACACGATACAAGATCAAAAACGAGTATGTCGAACCACGAATTATTCGACAGTTGGAAAAACGTGGATTCGTCAAGCTGAATGGAGGTGCTAAATGAATTATTTTAGTACAGGGCATGAGGTCGTTGATCAGGTAGGGAGTGTTCATTTAGAGGGAAATGTATTGCCTACTAATTGGTTTAATTCATTTCGTCTAGAGAATGGAAAACCTGATGTAAATGCCGTTATTTTACTCTCTGAAATAGTGTATTGGCATCGTCCAACTGTGGTTCGTGATGAGGATTCTGGTCAAGTTATAAGCATGAAAAAGAAGTTTAAAGCTGATCTTTTGCAACGTTCTTATCAGAGTTTTTCTGATCAATATGGATTCTCTAAGCAGCAAGTCAAAGAGGCTTTAGATCGTCTTGAGCAATTTGGAGTGATTAAGCGTCATTTTCGAACAATTGAGGCTAACAGTCAGAAATATAACAATGTTTTATTTATTGAGTTGATTACCCCTGTGCTTTTTGAAGTGACAACCCTATCACTTTCAAAATGGGGAGGGTCTACCTTTTCAAATAGGGAGGCTCCCCATTTCAAAAGGGGGACAAATACAGAGAATACTACAGAGATTACTACAGATATAAACTCTCAAGAGAATTTGTCTGAAAATTCGACTCAGGACGATTCATGGAAACCTAATCCTGAATTCTTAAAAAATATCATTCGTCAAACAAAATTTAGTCAACGAGTGGACGAAGTTTTATTGATGCCTGATTTTCAATTTCACTTAGGAAATTTTAATGCGCACTGGGAAGATAAAATTTCACTGACTGAAAACCAAAAAACTCGAAAATTTGTTACTTGGTTGCTAAAAGAGTTTGAGGATCAGATTTTAAAATCTACACCTAAAAAACAAACAAGATTGATTAAGACCAAATCACAAATAGTAAATCGAAATGTTAATGATGCATGGGCTGATATTCCTCAATATCAGGGTCCAGTAGAGAACGTTGAAATACCAGAGGACTTCGTATGAATGCTATGACCTCAATGGAATTTCAAAAAGTAAGTGCATATTGCACCAAACACAAAGTTCAAATGATTCAGACAGGACCTTTTCAAACCTGCCCTAAATGTGCCATTTCAGATGTAGTAACTGGCAATAAGGAGCATCAAGCAGAAGTAGATCAAATGGTACGTGATAATCATTTTGCTGGCGCAATGATTCCTCAACGTCATCAAAATTCAGGGTTTAAAAATTACATCGTGAATCCAGAATTACCTGGACAAAAAAATGCTTTATCGGAAAGTGTGTCTTTTGCCAAGTTAATGATTGCTGGTGATAAAAGAAATTTCATCATGTCAGGCAAAACTGGTACTGGGAAAACTCATTTAAGCTGTGCAACTGCTAGAACACTTCTAAACAAGGGTATTTACGTTCGATACATCACAAGTGAAGAACTTGCTCAAAAAATAATGAATGCATGGGATAAGGACACTAAAGATCAATCAGAGCAATCATTGATTTATGAGTTCACTCAGTACGATCTACTTATTCTTGATGAATATGGTCTACATGACCGTGAAAAGCGTTTAGAGCTTGTTCATAAGGTTTTGTACGCTCGTTATGACGCAATGAAATCAACAATGCTGATATCAAATTTCACTCTTAAACAGCTCAAAGAAGATTTGGGTGATCGTCTGTGGTCAAGATTCCAACAGGGCGGTTTAACTCTAGTTGAGTGCAATTGGGGTGATCAACGGATGATACAAGGGGAGTCGGTATGAATGCGGTTGAGTTTGTTAGGAAATTTGGGTGGGTGAAGGCTGTTGAAGCTATTAAAAATGCGCCCCCACTGGATGATAAAGTTTGGTATTTCTTTTGGTGCAATGAATGTGGAAATGGCGGAAGTTCACAAACAATGAACACTGACTCTTACATGTCTGATTATTGTGCTTGTTCAGTATGTACTTCTGAAGATTTGAAATCAGATGATGGTGTATATGAAGAATTAAAAAGCCTAGTCGAGAGCTGGGAGATGGTGGGGTCTTATGGTGGGCTAGTTAATGCAAAAATTGAAGTTAAGTACATAGATTTGGATTGGGATTTTAAGAGTCCTCGTCAATTGCGTTTAGAGCAAGCCATTGCAGACGTGGAAAGCGTAGGGGGTGGGGTGTGAAAGACTTCAATCTAATGCATGGTGATTGTCTCGAGCGAATGAAAGAAATCGAGAGTGGTACCGTAGACATGATTCTTTGCGACTTGCCGTATGGGACAACGTGCTGCAGTTGGGATGCTGTTATCCCATTTGAGCCGCTTTGGGTTGAATATGAGAGGGTAATCAAACCTAATGGGGCGGTAGTCTTGTTTGGCGCTGAACCATTCTCTAGTCATTTAAGATTGTCTAATTTACAGAATTTTAAATACGATATCGTCTGGGACAAAGTTAAAGGGGTTGGCTTTTTAAATGCAAAAAAACAACCTATGAGAAACCATGAAATCGTTAGTGTTTTTTATAAAAAGCAATGCACTTACAATCCGCAAAAAACGACTGGTCATAAGCTTAAAAAATCATCGCGTGGAAAACATCTGCAGACAGATGTGTATGGTCAAATGAATAATGATTATACATATGAATCAACGGAGCGTTATCCGCGATCCATTCAAGTTTTCTCAACTGATACTCAAAACTCATCTTTTCATCCAACGCAAAAACCAGTTGCTCTTTGTGAATTCTTAATTCGCACATATACAAATGAGGGTGAGACTGTTTTAGACAACACCATGGGGAGCGGTACCACAGGCGTAGCTTGTGTAAATACTGGTCGTCACTTTATTGGAATTGAGAAAGAACAAAAGTATTTCGAAATTGCGAAAGAGCGTATTGCATCGGCTGGAATTGAGAAAGCAAGACAGCCTGACTTATTCGAGGTGGCGGTGTGAGTCAATCAAAACCTAAATACATTGAAACCGAACTTGGCACAGAAAAACTTTGTATTTGTTGTGATGAATATTATCCACTCGATGATGAGTTTTTCTTTCATCGCAAAAGAAAAAACAAGATGGGGGAGAAAAAACAATACGAAGCACCATGCAAGGCTTGTTATCCAATTCATTACAACAAGCAGACAAGTGGACGTTACAGCATTAAGTCGAATTATGAGGTGGCACTATGACAACGATAAACAACCTGACAATTGAGCGGATGAGAGAGATTGTTTCTAAAGCACCTACCAACGCTGAAAGTTATCAAGGTGGTTACTACTTTCGTGAATCACCTCAATTCATGTTTCACAATGGCTTTCATGATCAATGGAATTTAACAGACAACGACGGTTTGTATTTTAGGGCTGCTGGATTTCACCCTGTACGGATAGACGACCTCCGCACCGCCATTGCAAAACATGACGAACAAGGAAGCAATCCTTCCGAGTTTAAGGTGGGGGATTTGGTGGTTTTAAACCAAAGCCACTCACAGAATAGAGTTCTTAAAATTCAAATGTTTCATGAAGATTTTATTAGAGCTTTTGTGAGTGATTCAATCAAATATTCTTTTGGACATAAGATTAATTTCAGACACGCAACCCTTGAAGAAATCAAAGCAGGTCACCGCATAGATGACACAACAGACCACGTCACAGACATTCGCAATCATGTTAGCCCGAGTACAAGAGTGGTGGATTTATGAAATTAACCAAAATTCAACGTGCCGAATTAAAACAAAAATTTGGTGGTCATTGTGCATATTGCGGTATTGAACTGGGTGATAAGTGGCAAGCAGATCATTTAGAGCCAATTCGCAGAAATTCAGATGGTACATGTTTGAATCCACATTTAGATGTTTATGAAAACCTGATGCCTGCTTGCAACATTTGCAATAAGAATAAGCATTCATTCTCATTGGAATTTTGGCGAAAAACTTTAGAGGACTCAAACCGCAAACTTAAGGATTATGTCGCAAATTACCGACTAGCTTTGATGTTTGGACAGGTGCAAGAAACAACTCAGCCAATAGTTTTTCATTTTGAAAAGTTTGGAGTGGAGGCAGAACGTCATGGATAAGTTTGAAAAGGCTATTTGTGAACATAATCCACTCTACAAAGAGGGTTTGCAGGATAAATATTATCAGGGAGCAAAATGGGCATGGCAATCCCGACAGGCTGAGGTTGATGACCTAACCAAAAAGAATAAGGAAGCATACAGTCGTGAAATTAAAGAATTTGAAAAAAATTTGATTTTAAAAGCTGAACTTGAAGAGAAAGACAAAAAACTCAAAGCAGTTGAACTGATATTGATTGAGCTAAAAGAATCAATGACCAATTTCAAAGAATTGGATCTGTACGACAAAGGTGTGAGAGTGGCTACAACTTACACAATTGATGATTTGGAAAAAGCCCTGCGAGGTGAGCATGAATCTTGAATCTAAACCTGTATGCATGGATTGCTTCATTGCTGAGGATGTTCGCTTTGAGCCTGAGCATTCAGAGTTTCTATGTCCAAGCTGTGCTCATTTCAGAGATCAACAAGAAAATGAATCTGAACTTTACGATCAATATGAAGATTGGGGGGGGATTGATTTTGTCTAGCATCTCGATTGCTGATTATTTGAAGAATTATGCGACAAAGAAAAGGAAACCAAAGCGCCGTAATTTGACTAAAAAAGAACGTGTTGTAAGTGAAGGTGAAGCAATATTAATTCAGCATTTTAAGGCTTATGGAATTGGATATGAACAAGAGTATCAGTTCAATGAAAATCGAAAATGGAGGGCTGATTTTCATATTACAGGTACCAAAATTTTAATTGAAGTTGAAGGAGGTATTTGGAGCAATGGCAGACATACAAGAGGTAAAGGCTACATAGCAGATATGGAAAAATATAACTCAGCTACAGAGTTGGGTTATTCAGTGTTTAGGTATAGCACTGAGCAGGTAAAAAGCGGTAAAGCGATTGAAGAAATTAGACGGTTGATAGGGTGAGTTTATGACAGCAACAGCAAAATTTGAGAAACATCGAAAAGAGACTATAGTTCACGATTTACGCCGTTTATTATTTACTCCAAGTCGCTCAAAGGTCGATTTTACATTGCTCGACTTAGCACAAAAAACAATGGATGGATTTAAGGACAGTGTAGGTGGACCATCAACATTCGGAAGTAAGGCCAATAGTGCTGCTCTAATGATGCAGGATATGAGTCCAGAAGTTTATTCAATGTTGTGGGCATTAGTACGTTCAATCAATCCTACAGATCGTCACTTTGCCTTGCTTCACAATCTTCTAACTTCAGAAATTCGCTTAAAGTTTAAAGAAGATGGTTTTAAAACCAAACAGATAACCACTAAAGAAGCTGCAAAAGGTGTTGCCCGTTCAGCACTTATTCAATTTTTATTTAAACGAGGTATGTGCACCAAATGTAATGGAAAAGGTTTTGTATTTTCAAAAACTGAAAAAAAGCATGTTGAGTGCAGTAAATGCGAAGGGAAAAAAGAAAATGCTTACAATCAATCAGAGCGGCATCGAATTTCTTGTATGAATATAGCACGAAATAATTACATTAAAATTTATGATAAGTACGAGAAACATGCTCTAGATATTTTGTGTGATTGGAGAATAGATCTGGACGCTCATTTAAGAGGCTATTTCTATACTGTGGCAGAAGAATACAATTTATGATTGCATAGGTACAAAAATAAGGGTATATTTTTCTATACTGGTCGTATTACGGTTTATCCGAGACCAAGCTACTGAAGCTCACAGAAATGTGGGCTTTTTTGTTGTCTGAGATTTTTTAAAGGTGCTTATGACACGCATAAGTGACTTAAAGAGGGAAGAATCATGAATAAGTGAATACTTCAGGTTAATCAGTTTTGATTAGCAGCGTATAGACTCCACGAAAGAGAGTACAACCCATGAAGTTCATCGAGCATGAATAGGATATGCAGGAAAGTGATAAATCAGAATTGGGGGTGATGCCCCCACACTATAAATTGACATCGAAACCGAAAATTGATTAGTACCTTGCCTATTAGGTGGCAATCAAAGTAGGGAGTAGCGTTATGCCCCACGTGAGAAAGCCGTAAGGATAGGGCAAAAAAACTCGGATCTTAAAAAGATACCGAGTTTTTGCCGTTTAGAACTGGGAACGACACACTGCGGTAACAGTGTGCCGATCTCTTGACAGATGTGACCTGCCAAAAGCCAAGCCCAGCCATCGTGATCACGACTGGCAAAGGCTAACAAAAATTTATGCTTTTGCACAGGAAATAATTAATGCAATTAATCAATTGTCGGTCATGTGGACGTTTATTAGGTAAGGGAATTTATACAACCTTAGAAATTAAATGTCCTCGATGTAAAACAATTAATTCATTGAGCATCTCGAATGCCCCACTAGATTGCCGTGAGCGACAGATTAGTGGACTTTCAAATGGAGAAATTAAAAGAGTTTAATACTCAATCAAGTAAACCTATAACATACGGTTCGGTTTGCTCTGGGATTGAGGCAGCAACAGTCGCATGGCATTCATTAGGTTGGATTCCATCATGGTTCGCAGAAATTGAGAAATTCCCTAACCAAGTATTACAGCATCATTATCCAAATGTTCGAAACATTGGAGATATGACCTTAATTAAACAAATGATTAAGGATAATGAAATTGATGCACCAGATATATTGGTTGGTGGAACTCCTTGCCAAGCTTTTAGCGTAGCAGGGTTAAGAAACTCTTTAGATGATGACCGTGGACAATTAAGCCTTGAATTTGTGAGACTTGCTGATGAAATCGACTCAAAACGAATTGAAAATGGGATGCAAGCCAGCATCATATTATGGGAAAACGTCCCAGGTGTTCTTAACACCAAAGACAATGCTTTCGGTTGCTTTTTGGGAGCAATTGCGGGTGAGGGGTGTGAGCTCAAGCCGTCAGGGAAAAGATGGCCAAACTCTGGTTGTGTGTTTGGACCATCTCGACAAGTCGCTTGGAGAGTCCTTAATGCTCAATATTTTGGACTCGCCCAACGCCGTAAACGAGTGTTTGTTATCGCAAGTGCTCGAAAAGAAAGTATCTGCGAAATACTTTTTGAGCGAAAAGGCATGTTTGGGGATTTTGAGGAGAGCAGAAGCAAGAGGCAAAATACTTCCCGAAATTGTAAGGACAGTATTAACAGAGCAATCGAAACTCTTAGCGGAAAACAAATCTTTCCAACCATTTTAGCCAACTCAGATAAAGGTTGGTTAGGAAATCAAGAAGCTTTCTCAGGTAACTATTTTATTAAAGAAAGTATAGGAATTTGCCCTAGATCTTTATCACTTTCAAACACGTTAGAAAAAATTGGAACTTTAACGGCTGGTGATTGCAAACAACCCTTAGCAGTAGTAACAACTGAAACTAATTGTATAGGTGGTTTACATCCGCATGCAGCAGTCAATAAAGAATTAAGCCCTATATTAACAAATGCAATGGGTTCAGGTGGTGGGCATGTGCCATTAGTAACTTATGGCATTCAAGGCAATATTATTGGGCGATCTATTAATGCTGGTGGCAATGGAGTTGGTTTTAGGGAAGAACAAGCACCAACTTTAACCGTTGGTGATAAACATGGTGTTGCTTATGCAATGATTGCTGATACTACCCCAAAAATTATGCAGGAAGTTAATGGCACATTAAGGGCTAGTGGTGGAGGTGGAATTGTTCCACCAAGTGTGACTTTTCAATCTATTGCACGTTATCTAACTGAAATTGAATGTGAGCGTTTACAAGGCTTTCCTGACAATTACACGAATATACCAGGTGCATCAAAAGGTAAAAGATATAAAGCATTAGGTAATTCAATGGCCGTACCTGTAATGCGATGGATAGGACAAAGAATTATTTTAGTTCTTGAATCAAACTTAACTCAACACTCACTTAGTCAAATGACTTTGTGAGATTTTAGCCGAACGGATTACGGCACAAGAAACCCCGCTGAATTCTAGATTTTGGCGGGGTTTTTACTTTTTTATGAGGTTGTATGAATTTTTTAGAAATTATAAAACAGATCAAGGAAACCAAGCTTGAATTAAGCCACTTAGGTAGTTGCACTACTCATGGCTTAACGGATCAAGAAATCGCTCAATTAGATGAGCGATTTTTTTTGGCCACGAAAAAATTAAAAAAGCTCAAAGCACGCCGTGACAATAAACCAGAAGGTTTTTTAAAATAGGTTGTTTATGGAAATTAACCAATACACTAACTTAACTAAAAAGCAGCCAATTAAAAGAAAACCCAGAACAAGACCATTACCTAAAGCAAAAGAATCATACTTAGAGGCATTAGAAGGCTTCGAACAATCGTTGAATGTATTCCAAATTAAGTATGAGAAATTATTCCAATTTGAATCTACAAAACATTGGCGTTTCGATTTCCATCTTATTGAGCACAGAATTTTAGTTGAGATTTCTGGTGGACCATGGTCTGGTGGTCGTAAGGGTAAGCTGAAAGATAAAGCTTGGAGCATGGAGCGTTACGATGTTGCTGCTGATATGGGTTACACCGTGATCCGATTAGAGTCAGCACCAAGATATAAAATTCAGGAAGATGGACCATTACAGATCGAAGCTAATTTGTCTAGTCAGTGGCTTAAGAATTTGAAGAGGCTAATTTTTAATGGAACAGATCAGACCATTTCCACCGACAGACTTGATAGATCAAGCTGAAGAAGAGGAAGCGATTCGCTTGGCACCTGCAGCGGATCTTAAAGAATGGGTGGTAAGCAATTTTCTAACGCTTGGTGGTGCATTACATAATCCCGACCATGACCACATAGCTGAATTACTTCATGATGACGAAACCTTTTTAGCATTTGCTTGGGCATCATCTGCCGCCGTGGCAAAGAAACGAATGGTGTTAGGTCAATGTGAAAAAGTTATGTTTAACCAGGGGGGATGGCGCAAAGCTCGACAAGAACAGCAAATGCGAGACTGGTTTGGGTTTGTGCCTGTTTATCTAATCACTGTAGATGCAAGCTTTTGTGAACGTGCCAACGACCGAGAATTTTGTGCATTGATTGAGCATGAGCTCTATCACATCGGTGTTGAACGTTATGAAGATGGTGAGATAGTTTATAGCGATCATTCAGGCTTACCTAAGCATTATTTAGCCGGTCATGACGTTGAGGAATTTATTGGGGTGGTCAAACGTTGGGGAGCAAATGAGGACGTTAAGCGTATGGTCGCAGTCGCTCAAAACCCGCCGTTTGTTTCAGACTTGGAAATAACAAAATGCTGCGGAACGTGTCTAATTAACTGAGCCTTGAGGCTCTTTTTTTTGGCTATTTTGCTATACGTAGCTATACGAAGGTGAGTTTATGGCAGCACTTAAAGAGCCTGTGAAAATCTTTATAGTTCAGTCTCTTGCTTGCTTTGAAACCCCTTTACAAGTAGTCGAAGCTGTAAAGCAAGATTTTAATATTGAGATAACCCGGCAACAGGTAGCAGTTTACGATCCAACCAAAGTGGCTGGACGTAATCTAAGCAAAAAATTAAAAGATTTGTTTGAGCGTACGCGGAAAGATTTTCGAGAAAATATTGAAGATATAGCGATCGCAAATAAAGCATTTCGTCTTAATGAACTTCAAAAGATGTACAACGAGTCAGGTAAAAACAAGAGATTAAAACAAAATTTGCTTAAACAAGCATTTCAGGAGACTGATGGTCGTGTCACACGTCAAGAACATACAGGCGCAAATGGCGGAGCAATAAAAACCGAGAATCAAAATGTTTCAGTTGAAGCGTTTAAGGAGGCTCGCAAGGAGATTCTAGATGAATACTGATGCGAGAGAATTGGCAATTCAAGTTGAAGCACAAGAGGACTTATATTTTTTTTCACGCTATATGTTCAAAGAGCGACGGAAATACAAGTGGATGCACAACTGGCATCATCGAGTTATCTGTGATGCTTTGATGAAGGTATTTCGTGGTGAAACAAAACGGCTGATTATAAATATTCCACCGCGTTACTCTAAGACCGAATTAGCCGTTATAAACTTCATGGCTTGGTGCTTTGGTAAAGTGCCAGATTGTGAGTTTATCCATATCAGTTATTCAGCAACTTTAGCAGCCAATAATGCTTTTCAGACTCGTAACTTGGTTCAGGAAACAGCATATAAAAAGATCTTTCCTGATTTTAAACTGCGTGATGATTCTAAAGCTAAAGATGATTGGCGTACTGTTGCTGGGGGTGTCTGCTATGCTCAGGGGACAGGCGGAACGATCACGGGCTTTGGTGCAGGTAAAATCAGAAAGGAGTTTGGTGGTGCAATCATTATTGATGATCCGCACAAAGCTAGTGAGGCTAGTTCAGATACTATTCGAAGTAACGTTATTGAGTGGTTTCAAAACACGCTTGAATCACGAACCAACTCACCTGATACGCCGATTATCGTAATTATGCAGCGTTTGCATGAATCTGATCTTGCAGGCTGGTTACTTGATGGTGGAAATGGTGAAGAGTGGGAACACTTGTGTTTACCTGCGATACAAGATGATGGTTCCGCATTGTGGCCTGCTAAGCATTCGATTGAACGTTTAAGAGTTATGGAAGATGCAGCACCTTATGTATTTTCGGGGCAGTATCGGCAATTACCATCACCACCTGCAGGTGGCTTTTTTAAACCTGACCGAATTGAGATTGTGGATGCTGTTCCTGCAGAATTTATAAAAGAAGTTCGTGCTTGGGATTTGGCTGCCTCAGAAAATGAGGGAGATTGGACAGCAGGTCCACGCATGTTAAAGACTAGGGAAAACGTCATATATATTATTGATATGGTTCGTGGTCGGTGGGGTCCAGATGGGGTTGAGAACACAATTAAGCAGACTGCTCAAATGGATGGAAAGTCAGTGGCAATTCGTTTGCCACAAGATCCTGGTCAAGCAGGTAAGTCTCAAGCAAAAAACTTTATCACAATGCTAAGTGGATTCAATGTAAAAGCTGAAACGGTTTCAGGGGATAAAATTACTCGTGCACAACCTTTTGCCGCTCAAGTCAATATTGGCAACGTGAAGATGTTAAAGGGTGAGTGGAACAAAGCCTTAATAGAAGAATTAAGGAATTTTCCTAATGGCACGCACGATGACCAAGTAGATGGCTGTAGTGATGGATTTACAGAGCTTAACGAGGCAAGGATTGGTAAAAAACCTGCAGGTGCAGGAAGTCGAACTTATTAAAGGTAAAATTATGGCAAAGTCTAAAAAGGGCAAAGATTCTAAGAAGGCTTTGTCCCATGGAAGTCTTTACACTCAAGAAGCGATTTCAAATTTTTTTACTCATTTTGGAAGAAGACCAGATAATGATGAGGTCTTACGAAAGGCAGGTATTACACGTCACAGATTAAGTGTATTGCTTGATGATGATGAGATAGCTCAAGCCATTGAAACTCGAATAGATGCTTTGCTTGCAACGCCTTTCAGAATTGAACCTAGTGATACTCCAGAAGCTATCAAGCTAAAGGCAGAATTTGACGAATGGTATTTTGAAATTGCTTCAGGCGCATTAAATGCATTGTTCTTTGGATATTCAGTTCAAGAGGCAGTTTATGACTTAAAAGCTGATGGCTATATAGGATTCAAGTGGGTGGGTGAAAAACCAATGCAATGGTTCGAGCCAAAAAATGATGGAAGATTGATATATCTCCAAGATGGTGGTGGTAATGAAAAGGAAGTCGATCAGGTATTTAAATTCTTCCTCACACGCCGTAAAGCAACTTATGAGCAGCCATTTGGAAAGGCGCTTTTATCAACGCTGTATTGGCTTTTTTTCTTTAAACAAAATGGATTTAAGTTTTGGGCTAAATTTCTTGAACGATTTGGAACACCAATCCTTTTAGGTAAATGTAAAGACACTGAAACAGAAGATATGAACCAAGCGTTACTTAATGCTCATGCTCAAAGTGTTTTATCAATTGATTCTGAAGATGATGTTCAAGTGTTAGGAATTTCAGGCGCTAGCGGTACTGCTGGATCTGCATTTGAGATGTTTAACAAGACACTAGCTCAACAAATGCAAAAAGTGATTTTAGGGCAAACGTTGACCAGTGGAACAGATGGAAAAGGGAGTTATGCATTAGGGCAGGTTCATGAGAATGTCAGAGCTGATAAATTAAAATCTGATATTCGTTTGGTAACTCCAACATTACAAGCGGCAATGAATGCATTGTGTAATTTGAATGGATGGGAACAGCATAAAATCATGTTAGGTGAAAAACCTAAGGCTTTAAATAAAGATCAAGCTGAACGTGATACGAACTTAAAAAATGCTGGAGCAAATTTTACTCCTCAATATTTTCAACGTGAGTATGGTTTGCAAGATGGGGATATTGTTGAATCTCAACCACTATCATCTGCTCAATTCAAAGCATTACCTAATCTACCTTTCAAGTTTAAAGCAGGTAAGCAAAATCTTTCTGCTGATCAGCTGGAAGTTGAAGAGCTTACAGCTTCTCAAGAGGTGATTAAATTGCTCGATCAGAAACAAGTAAATGAGCTGATTCAAAGTAGTAAATCGCCTGAGGAGTTGGCTTTTAATTTAATGCAGTTAATACCAGGTGCAACACAATCAGAATTTACAGCGAATTTAGAGCAGGCTTTGTTTACGGCTGGTGTTTTAGGTTGTGTAACTGCCAAGTGAGAGAGGTGCCATGAAACCTGTTACTTTTCTTGAAGCATTAAAATTTGCTGAATCCCGAAAGATCGTATTACCTGATGAATTTTATTCGATGGACTTAAAGACCCGACAATTGGCAACAACGGTCGGGTTTTTATCGAGTATTGAGCAAATTCAAACAGTGATTAAGGGGGTTAATAAAGCCATTGCAGATGGTACGTCTTTTGAGGATTTTAAAAAGTACGTTGCTGATAATGACATTATTCTAAGTGAATCCTATTTAAGTAATGTTTTTAGAACCAATATACAGACAGCTTACAGTCATGGACGTTGGGAGCAACAACAGCGAAACAAAACTAAAAAGCCGTATTTGATGTACTCGGCTATTGATGATAGTCGGGTTAGACCAGAGCATTTGGCATTAAACAAAATCATACGCCACATAGATGACCCATTTTGGCTGTTGTATTACCCGCCGTGGGGTTTTATGTGTCGATGTACTGTAATTGCGCTTACAGAAGCTCAAGCGAAGAAATACGGTATTACCTCGGATGAGGATCTGCCCGAAGTTGCTCAAGAAATGGGATGGTCTACAAGTCCAATGACTTACGGGGATATGTCGAAATTAGTAGACACTAAAATCAGCGAAACGATTTTAGATAAAGATTATCTCTTAGAGCAAAAGAAAGTAGTTCAAGCTGAATGGACTGCATCGTCAAGATTAACTGATCTTTTTGCACCGATGACAGATTCAAGCCGTGATTTATTCAAAGTGATTTCAGATACAGTCATTCCCTTAGATCCTGAAATAAGACCAAGTGCAATCAAAACTTTCATTGATTACCTGCAGGGAAATGATGACAGGCTTACAAGCTATCTTAATCAACCTTCAATCAATCTTGCAGAGGATGTGCTTAAGCGTTGGATCAAAGAGGATATGTCTAAGATTCAGGCAATATCAGCAAATACGAGTGAAGTCATTTCAGGATCTTCGACTTTGACGCAAGTTGCATCAATGGAAGTGGGTAAAGTCATCACTTTAGACTCTCCTATGCTAATTGCAGGCGAATCTAACATCATGATTCAAATTGAGAATGCAAAAGGCTTGGGTATTGATCTAGCTAAATTGAATGCAGGTCAAGGCACATTGTTGGGATTAGGTCTATCGTTTGAAGTTGTTTCAATTGAAGCAGCGAGCGGGGTAGTTATTTATAAACTTAAAGCATTGGTGAATTAAATGAGTGATAAATGCGAATCTTGTAAACGCGGTTATGATGGGCGCAATGGTAACGGTTATTCGCCTTGTGGTTGTCAAAAGAGAATAGTAGTTATTGGTTGTAAATCAAAAACTAACAACCTCATTCGAGCCCTAAGCGTTTTAATGTCTAGACCACCCAATAAACCATAAATTTTTTATTAACGGAATCCGCCTTTATTGGCGGATTTTTTATGGAGCATGAAAAATGCCAGAAGCTGAAAAGCCTAATCAGTATTGTTTCCAGCTCGGGCAACTGAGTGTTGAAAGTGCTGAGGAGGGTAAAAAGAAAAGAACGTTTTCAGGAGTCGCTTATAGCGGTGAAGTTATTACCGACCATTGGTATTGGGATCGAATCATCTTTGATCTTGATTCAATGCAGTTAAAAGGTCGTATTCCAGCATTACTAGAACATCGTTCAAGTCAAAGAGCCGGTGCAATCAATACACATTCCATAGATCATCAAACAGGATTAAAGGTTACTGGTGATTTGATGAGTAATGAGTTTGGTACTCAGGTTGCTCAAGACTCAGACGATGGCTTTCCATGGCAAATGTCTGTTCGCATCGAGCCAACTGCAATTGAGGATATTCAAGCAGGTGCTACGGTCACAGTAAATGGAAAGGTTCATCAAGGTCCAATTACTGTTTTTCGTGGCGGTCGTATTCGTGAAGTATCGTTTTGTGCATTAGGTGCTGATGATAATACCAACGCCGTAGCAGCAAACCACAACCCAAAATCAAAAACTTTCAACAAAGAGGACACTAACGTGACTGAACTCGAACAGGCGAAAGCCGCTCAAAAGAAAGCTGAAGAAGAGCGCGACGCGGCACAAAATGAACTTAAAAAGTTCAAAGCTGACAAACGTGCTGATGATATTGCAGCTTTGGAAACATCTCTAAACAAGCAATTTAGCGCTGAAGAGAAGAAGTCCTATACAGATATGGATGACGTATCTTTTAACTTCTTATCTCAGCAATTAAAGCAATTTTCAGCAGGTACCCAACCACCTACTGAACATCCAAAGGGAAATAATATTCCAAATCAATTTGCTCATTTATTCAGTCATCAAGCGAATGGTGGGCAGGGTGAAAATGGGCAAGCACAAGGTTCAGCACTTGATAATGCATTTAATAAATTTGCTGCAGCCAAATAAAAAGGTGATTAATCATGGGTAAGACAATTACAGAAACAATCGAAAGCCGTCAACTCATTGTTGGTAATGGGGTTCGTACAGAAAATGCGAAGCCAACTTCAGGAATTGCCTATAAGCGTGGTGACTTAGTTCATGTTGATGAAAATAACATGGTTACACATCCTACTTTTACGGGAGATAAGTTAGGCGACTGGGACGCAATTGTGGTTGAAGATTTTTCACAAGATCAATCGACATACCATGCAGCAAATAATCTTGAAATGCCTTTATACGTGCAAGGACCATTTGATGTGGCTGTGGTCACTGTTAATGGTGTTTCTTTAACCACTGCACAAATAGATTCAGTGCGCGCACAAGCATTGAAAAACAAAATTGAATTACGAAAAGTGGTAGGGAATTAATAATGAGCCAAACTTTTACATTTCAAAATGCACCTGTTGAGTTACTTGATATTCCTCAATTGGTTTTAATCACTGACAAGATGAAGAAAGTGGATACTTGGATTATAGATCGCTTTTATCCTCAACGTGTTGCCTACAATAAAACAGTTGTTCCAGTAGGTGAGCTAAACACAGCTACCCCACTAGCACCGTTTGTAACTCCAAGCACAGGTGCTCGACCTATTGATGTAGCTGAAACAGCGCAAGTAGATTTTGTTAAACCTGCTTATCTAAAACCAATGATGACAGTAACCCCTGCGACAATTCAGGATTCAGCTTTAGTCAGCCAATTGCGTCAACATGGGATCATTGCAACAGGTTCCAATCGTTTAAGTGATGCAGATCTTCTTCTTATTGATCAAGCTCAGAAAGCAATTTATTTACGTCAATCTATTGAAAATCGAAAATTATTGATTGCTCGTGATGTTCTCCTTTATGGAAAAACAACATTTGCGTCAGCGGATTTTCCAAAATATGAAGTTGATTATCGCCGTAACCCTGCTTGTAATTTTTCTCCATTGATTAAATGGGGACAAGTTGGTGCAAAAGTGATGGATGACCTGCAAGCCATGATTGATATTTCAATCGAGCATGGTGGTAGTTCCCCTCACATGATTGTCACGAGCTCTAAAGTCTTTAATGCAATGCGACAAGATCCAGAGTTCAAAGAAAAATTTATTGCCCCATTTGCAGGTATTAGTGTTCCGCTAACTCCTTCTTTTGATCATAAAGACAAACCTCAATTTCGTGGAACTGTCGACAATATTGAAATCTGGACTTATGACGTTCAGCATAATATGGATGGTGTTGCAGGTCGTTTTATTCCTGAAGATTTCTTCGGAATGATCAATGATGCAAATGGTTGGATTGCTCATTGCGCAATCCAAAATCTTGAGGCATTCGGTCAAGCACTTGAATTCTTCTTAACACAAGATCAGAAAAAGAATCCATCAAGTATTGAGCTTCTTGCTGAATCATCACCTCTTGCCGTGCCAAACAACAAAAATGGCTTGGTGGGTGGTCGTGGATTTGTATAAGGGGAATTACATGCCAAAGTACATCGCAAAACAATCCATTGGTCATTTTCGACCTGGTGACGAAATCAAAGGGCTTGAAGATAAACAAATTCAAGCCCTTTTGGTTTCTGGTGCTATTGAAGAAGAGAAAGCACCAGAAAAAACTAAACAGGATGGCTCTGCTCAACAATTGACTGAACTTGCTGCTGAAGTTGCAAAACTGAAAGCTAATGAGCTTTTGCTTATTGATGCCAAAGATAAAGCCGAGGCTGAAGTTGCAAAACAGAAAGAAGAAGTAGTTAAGTTGCAAGATGCTTTAAATGCTTCAAAACCAAAATCTGCAAAGGATAAAGAGCAGCCTCAATCTCAAACCGAAAAGGCTTCGACTGAATCTAAATAGGTGGTGATATGTATGCGACTGAAGAGGATTTGATTAAGCGATTTGGGAATGAAGTTGAAACTCTGAAATCAATGTTACCTGAGGGCGCGATTGCAGAAGCATTACAGGACGCTACAGAGGAGATTGATAGTTATGTGGCGGTAAAGTACAGCTTACCGCTTCCTAGCATTCCAAGCACTCTACAGCGAATAGCATGCAATATTGCAAGATACCGCCTTTACTTTCAGCAACCTACTGATGAAGTAGAGAATCGCTATAAAGCTGAAATTGATTTTTTGAAGCGCATTGCTGATGGTAAAGCTGTGCTCAATATCCTAAACCAAGATAATGAAGTCACTGAAGAGAAGCCTAAAAACTCACCTGCAACCATGCCAATCGGTACAACTTATCGAGGTGGTGTTTTTGGTGACGATATTCTCAACAGGATGCCAAGCATCAAGTGAGGTTAAATGGCTATTGCAATAACAATCACTGCTGAGAGTTCACCACTTGAAGCGATCTTTAAATCATTAGGGGCTTATGAGCGTGAAGAATCAAAGCTTTTTAATGAACTTGGATCTGAGCTACTGGACCAAGTTCAATTAAGGTTTATAGAAGGTGTCGGTGTTGATGGAAACCCTTGGGTGCAATCCTGGCGTGCTGAAATGCAAGGAGGTCAAACATTAAGGGATAAAGGCATTTTAATGAATTCCTATACCTATAATGTTTTGCCGAATGGTGTTGAGGTTGGTACAAACGTTGAATATGCAGCGCCTCTTCATTTTGGTGCGCTTATCCTTCCTAAAAATGGCGCATACATCACTTTTAAAGTAGGTGGGCAATATCGCAGAGTTAAACAAGTTGTTTTACCGCCACGTACTCAGCTAGGGATAAATCCTGAAAATGAAGAATCACTTTTGAATATTGTAGGAGATTTTATTAATGAGCTCATTCTTCGCAGTTCGTGATGAAATTGCAAATAAGCTAAAAGAAATTCCAAGTTTTAAGGAAATATACACCCCTCATAATTCAGCAAAAATCACAGAAATGATGCAGATAACGCCGTCAGCTCATGTGAACTTTGCCAGAATTGTAAAAAAGGCTGATGCAGGTGCGGGCAAAGTTAATCAACTTGGGCAGCAATGGGCTGTTTCAGTTGCGTGTCGAAATGCTCAATCTCAATTGACCAATGGTAATGCTGTAAATGATGAAGCGGGTGAGCTCACTGAGGATGTGATTAAACTCTTATCTGGTTGGCAACCTCGTTCCTCAACTCGACCTTTAACACTTATTGATGTTAAAGAGGGTTACAGTCCAACATGCACATACATCACAGTCATATTTGAATCACAGAAATTTATTTAGAGGTCATCATGACAAAACAATACATCGCCCGGCAAAAAGTCGGGCGTTTTAGTAAGGACGATATTGTGGGCGGTCTTACTGAAGCCCAAATAAAACAATTAGAGGCAGATAAGATCATTGAAGAGGTGAAGCCATCTGCTCAAACAAAACCAAGCAAAGAGGTCAAAACAGATGGCTAAGGAATATATTTCTTTACAGGGTAAGTTTTACTTATCCGAAATTGCAAATGGGGTGGCGGCAGAAATGCGCCATATCGGGAACGTACCTGAATTTGAGCTTGAAATCACTACTGATCAATTTGAGCATGAAGAAAGTACATCTGGTCAACGTACAACAGACTTTGTATTGACCAAAAAAACAGGTGTTAATTTCAAAGGTAAACTTGAAGAAGTAGACCAAGCCAATTTGCAATACATCTTGTCAGGTATGAAATCTGAAATTGCAAGCAAGGTTGTTACTGATCAGGTATTAGGAACAGTTAAAGCTGGTCAAGAAATAAAACTTGATGGTTATAGTCTCACACAGGTTTCATTTAAAGCAGGATCAACTGCAATTACAGCCGATAAATATGTGATTGATGCCGTGTTTGGAACTGTAATTTTTAATGAATCTATCGCAGATCCTGTTATGGCAAGTTATACATCTGGTGTTGTTAGCCATACCACAATTGCAAGCGAATTCAATAAAGAATATGAATTGTTCTTTAAAGGCATTAATACTGCTACAGGTAAAAATATGGCGGTACGTTTGTGGCGCACTAAAAAATCACCAGAAACAACTTTTCCACTCATTCACGAAGAGCTTGGCCAATATGAAATTTCAGGACAAGCATTATCAGAAAGTGAAAAAGGTTTAGATCCTACACTTGGCTTATATGGTCATGTGGTCACGATTCCAGCAGCATAATTTAAACTGCAGGCACAGAGGGCGCAAAAGCGTCTTTTTTTTGTGCCTGTATTTAGGAATTTAAAATGAATGACTTCTTTCTCGCCTTAAACAGCACATCAAAATATGAAGAAATTGAAGTTAGGCAAGTCCAGGTGAGTGAGCTGGACCAATGGGCTCAATTTGCTGAGCCTGTACGCTTAAAACTCAATTTAGATTTTAGCAGTGAGAATTTATTAGAAGTATTTAAGGATTTCAAATTTCAAATAATAATGATTTGTTCTTTAACATCTGATGTTACTTTAGTAAAACCAGATATATTGTTAAATAATAAAAATGAACTTATTGAATTATTTAAAGTCGTTATTGATGTGAACTATGCATATTTTATTCAAGAAATTAACAATAAGAATGCTTCATCTAAAAATCATACATGGTTTGATTCATTTCAGTATTTGATCAGTAAAGGGCATAGACATTCAGATATTTTAAATTACAGTTTCGGGGCATTCGTAGAATATCTAAAAGCCGCGCAACGAAATGAAAGGAACTCATTATTAACTATGGGTAATGCTATGCGAGTTTCATATCATGCAGATAAAAACGCATATAGTAAGTATGTGGACAACATGAAGAAAGCTTAAATTTCACATTGCACAACATTAGTTCAATGGATATTCTGTCAAAATAATGAGGGGAATATCATGAAAAAAATATTTTTAGCTTTTTTGCTTTTTGCTTCAAGTGGTGCGTTTGCAGGAACAGAGGTTAGATCCATTAGAACATCTTATGATTTTATCGAAATAGGAAGTTCAGAAGGGGATGTAAGAAGTAAACTCGGAAACCCACAATCTGTATATCATTATGTTATTCGTGATGCCAATAATCGTCCACGTGCTGCCACAGATTTGAGATACACAGTCGATAATGAAAAATATACTGTTATTATTGTTAATGGTGTGGTCTATAAAATTGTTTGGGAGCGTTGATTGTGAGTCAGAAAGTAGAATGTTCAACTTGTGGTCGAATTGGCAAATCTAAAACTAAAGGAAGTTTTATAATAACGATTGTCTTACTTTTTTTTGGTATTTTCCCAGGATTAATTTATGAAATTTGGAGAAGATCAGGGGGAAAGGTTTGCAGTTCATGTGGCAGTCAAAATATCCATTTACACATTCCCAATAGTCGTCAAACAAATAGCTCATTAAAAAATGATCACGTTATGTCTATGACAGAAAATAATGTTGAACAGAAGAATTGTAACTTTTGCAAAGAATTGATTCGTATTGATGCAATTAAGTGTAAGCATTGTGGAAGTATGCTCACTTAAAAGACTTTATCAAATATGCCACCTTCGGGTGGTTTTTTATTGCCTGAGGAAAAGTAATGGCTGGTCAAAACTTAACATTTAAACTTATTCTAGATGGTGATAACAAAGGTCTAGTAAGTGCGGTAAAGCAATCTGAAAGTTCAGTAAATTCTGTTCTGGAATCAATAAAACAAGAAGCGGAACGTTTAAAAAAGACTTCTGAAGAAACAAATAAAGCCACAGCAAAAATGATCTCTGATGAAGTTTCAACTGATGCAAAAAAAGCATCTGATGGCTTAAAAGATGTCGCTGAAGCTGAACAGAAAGTTTCAAATGAGTCCTCAGAATTAGAACAAAAAATACAGCAAATTATTGATGAATTAAATAAAGCTCAAAATGCTTCCAAATCAACTGAAAATGGATTTAACAGTTTATCAAATGAAGCTCGAAATACTGCCAATGAAAGTGCTCAAGTAGCCAAAGAACTCAATGAAACCAATACTTCTTCAGCAAAGTTAAGTACAGGTTTAAATGGTTTAAAAACGGGTCTAACACTCGTTGCAAGTGCTTTTGCAGCAGTAGGTGTGGGATTAGGTATTCGTGAACTAGCTCAAGCAGCAGATTCTTATACAAACCTTTCCGCTAGAATTAAGATTGCAACTCAAGATGGCGGTAATTTTACTCAAGCCATGTCAGGTGTTCATCAGGTCGCATTGGCTACCAATTCTAATTTAACTTCGACTGCTGATTTGTTTACACGCTTAAATGCTGTTGGCAAGGATATGGGGGTTACTCAGCAACAGGCTTTGGATTTAACTAAAACTGTTACACAAGCCATTAAGATTGGTGGTGGATCTGCTGAGGCTGCGGATGGAGCAGTAACCCAATTTATCCAAGCGATGCAAGGCGGTGTTCTTCGTGGCGAAGAATTTAACTCAATTATGGAGGGTGGCTACGGGTTAGCTGAAGCATTAGCAAGAGGTTTAGGGGTTACCACCGGCGAACTTCGTAAAATGGCTGAAGCGGGGGAATTATCATCCGAGCGAGTTGTTAAAGCTTTACAAACCCAATCAGCTTCAGTTCAAGCCACTTACGATAAATTTCCAACTACGATTAGCAATGCATTACAACGAATTTCAACCAGTTGGGAAATCTTAATAGGTAAGATGGACCAATCTAATGGTGCTTCTGCTACTGTTGCCCAGTGGCTTGTTACCATTGCAAACAACATTCAAGATTTAGATGTATTGCTCAATGATATGGGGCAAGGTTTCGAGTGGATTGGCTCGCAAATCAATAAGATTGACACAGCCACAATTGAAACACTTAAGTCTGTATTAGTTTCTGCTTATGAAACTTTAAAATCTTTGGCAAGTACCGTAGGTGATGCATTTGAAATAACATTTGATCTACTCAATACTGCTTTAGGTGCAATATTCAATTTCAACAGTGGTGTTGATAGTGCGTCAGATAAAACCAATGGTCTTACAAAGCTATTACAAGTATTAAATGTTGCGCTTGGCTTTTTAAATGATGGTTTTAAAGGTATTGGAATTGCAGCTAATCTATTGACGGGTGCATTTTATAGTATAGCTTCTGCTTCAAATAAAGTTTTGTCAGCTTTAACTTGGGGAGATGTAAGCAAAGAGTTTGCAGCCAATGCAGATGCAATGGCAACTAAAGCAAACGAGTATTATACAAAGGCGTCTGATGGTGCTTTAAAATTTGAGTCTGCAGGAAAAAAAGCCTGGGATGAAATAAATAAAACCCAAGATCAAAAAAATGCAGATTCAATTGCTAAAAATCAACTTACACTTGATCAGTTAAGTGCTCAAGAAGCTAAACACTTGGCTGATTACAAAGCAATCAGTGATCAAAGGCTAGTCCTTGAACAGCAACTTTATGAAGCCAAAAAAACAGGCAATCAAGCCTCTATTGATTTAGCTCTTAAAGGTATTGCTGATCTTGAAGCTAAGGAAAAAGCTTATCAAGTTGAAACTCAGAAAATAAATTCTGAAAAAATCAAAGCAGCTCAAGATTGGGTGAATGCTCAATTAACAGCGATTGACGGAACAGCTAAAGCTTCAGATATTGCAACTCAAAAAACAATTCAAACAACTTTAGCTGCAAGGGGCTTAAAGGTTGAATTTGACAATACTGGTAAAGGTATTGTTAGTGCTATGGAGCAAGCTGGAAATGCTGTTTCTTCTTTAGATTCCAAACTTGCAGCAGGTAGAAAGGGAGCTCAGGCTCTTGGTCTAGATTTAGATATTGCTCTCAATAGGGTCTCAGAGGGATTTAAAGCTAAAGAAGCAAACCTAAATAGCTTTACTGCCAGTATTGAGTTAATGGGTGTAAAAGGAAAGCAGTCTGCTGAAGTAGTTTATCAAGCATGGGTTAAATGGCTTGAAACAGCTAAGTCCCAAGCTGAAATTGACTTTGCAATGTCAAAGTTAAAAGAGTTTGAGACTCAAGGTGTTATATCTACAAAACAGGTTGAACTAGGTGTTCAAGCAATTCGTCAAGTGATGCAAAAGCTTCCTGATGATATGAATCCCGTTGAACAAGCATTTGAAAGATTGGGCATTAAAACTAAAGAGCAATTAAAACTTGCCGCCCAATCAGCTTTAGCCGATTTCAATACTATTCAAAGCAGTGGTCAAGCTACCGCTGAAAGTTTAAGACAGGCTTATGAACGCACCATTCAGGCTGCGGTTGCTTCGGGTGATCAAGCTGTTATCGCTCAAACAAAAGCTAAAGCTGCATCATTAGGTTTGTCTGTTCAAATTGACGATACTGGAAAAGCAACTGTTCAATCGTATGAGGAAATGGATCGAGCGGCTCAGTCTCATGCTTCCACTATTTCCAGCAGTGTTACAAGTGCTTATCGTGAAATGGGAGCTGTAGCAAGAGAAGAGGCTCAAAATTCTATTGATGCATGGAATCAAGCTTTAGAGGCTAAATCGACGGCTGAAAGTAAAGAACGTTCTGAACGGAATAAAACATCTCAAGCCACATCAAGTACGCATTACACAAAAAGTAATGTACGTGATGAACTCAAAAGTATGGGCTATGACGATGCACAAGCCGAAAAAATTGCTCAAGGTATTTTTGGTTCTGCATTGGCTAGAGACCAGACAGCAATGCAAAAAAATATGGGGGCAGGTGGCTTAACCAATGTAACCAATATGCTTTATGCAGAGCTGAGAAAAAAAGGGCTTGCTGGTTATGATGGTTCTCGTTATATCGAACAAGCATTACAACAGTTTAGAGATGGTGCAGCTCAAGCTACTTTGAATACGATTAAACCTAAAGTTTATGCAGATTCAAGTAATGAGACTTCTAAAGCCTTGGCGAGTAGTTCAGGTACAGGAAAAACCGTCCAATACAATGTTAATTTTAATGGTAAAACGCTGAGTTTGTCAGGAGATGCTAGTCAAGAGGCGATGTTTAATGATTTTTTGAGACAACTTGAAACCATCAATAAGAGTAGTTAATTGATGAAATTAATACGCAAAGCGACCAATCAAACCGTTCTTTTAGAGAACGGTTTTTTATGGTCTGACGAATTTGATTGGAAGCCGATTGAACAGAAACAAGATAGAGCCATTGATGGTGCGCTTATTGTTCAAGAGGGTAAGAAAAAAGCAGGGCGTCTAATCACATTAATACCCTCTGAATCCAGTATGGGATGGGTGAAACGCCGTGAACTCAGCAAAATAATGGACTGGTCAGCACTTCAAGAGCATTTTTATCTTGAGTTTGATTACCCACATGACAAGCGAAAATTCAAAGTTATGTTTAATCATGAAGCAGGGGCTATTGAAGCCAAGCCAGTAAAGGGAATTCCTACGGTTTCTGAAGATGATTATTACAACGTCACAATGCGATTTTTGGAGCTAAACGATGATTGAAACCAAAGACATTGTAATTTATAAGTCGGAACGTTTGACCGATACAGACAACGGGGGTGGTAAATATTCTGGCCAAGTCATTATAGATGGTCAGAGTAACAACCTTTTCAATGATGTATCTGAATTGGACCGAACGCTTGGTGACGTATCAATGCGCAAAGTTTTTCCTGCAGTATCGACCAATGATACCGATTTATTAATGGGCTCTACTGTATTTATTTCTGAAACACCCAAGGATCCCGCTGTATCTGCATTGCTATTCAGTACAGGAAGCTATACGGATGAGCGTAAATCAGCACAAAACAGAGTCGAGTCCTATCTTGCCAAAGGTGGGCAAATCGCAGGCACACCGTTAGATACGCTTTGGCAAGGTATGAAACAGATTCAAGTCTGTATGTTTACCACTGAAACTGAGAGTAATGTCGGTGATGCGATCGTATTGGTTTCAAATGAGGGCAAAGTAAACAGTCATGAGCAATATGTTCGTATCTTAAAAGTTGAAACTCGTATTTCAAAAATTGTCATCGAGTTAAAGGAAATCGAATATAAGATTGCGACTTATAGTATTAGCGATCCGCTTGAAACTGATTTTGTGGGCTTGTCTGCAAAAAGTTGGTACGCTGGTGAAAAGTCAACAACGATTATCCGTGAAACACTGGTTGCGGACACAGGTAAATACTATTCTTCGACTAAAGCCACTGAAAAAATTCAAGTGGGTGATTTTACAGTCAATGTTCAGGATGTATTCACTCAGATTATCCCAAGCGCTCAAAGTGAAACTGCAATCATCGATGTAAATGCTGCAGGTGAAAAAGTTGCTTTGGTACCTGGTAATGATGGGGTGGTCACAGCAAGTTATGCAACCTATGTTGCTGAAGCTCAAAATCTTTATTTGGGCTCAAGCATCATGCCTTCAAGTGTGAGTTTCACCTTATTTAATCTTCAAGTGAATGATATAGGTGGCTTACTTAAAACTTCCTCAGGCACACAAGTCGGCACAATTGATTATCAAAAAGGTTTAATTCAATGGACCAGTGCTGCGGGCACAGGATCTTTGAATTTAAATGTATCTTTTAAACCTGCTTCCGCACCCACTCAAAATACACAGAGTCAATCGATTAAAGTCACACAAGCAAATCAAGGTTCAAACTGGACAGGGGTTTTAGTTCCCCCACCTGCACCGGGTAGCGTTTCGGTGTCTTTCATGGTGAAAGGTAAGTTTTATGAACTTAAAGATGATGGCTCTGGTCAGCTTAAGGCAGGTGCCACATCTGTTGGATCTGGCTCAATCAATTATGAAACGGGATCTTGGTTACTGACTACGGGCGAACTTGCGGATGTCGGGAGCAATATTCTGGTGTTGTGGTGCACACCAATTTCAACTTTTGTTCGCTCAAATTTAACCCTTGAGAGTCCAAGCTTTGAGCTTCAACTCGGTGAGGCGGTGGCGGCAAATAGTGTAATGGTGAAGTGGAAACTTGAGGATGTTGAAAAAGTTGCGACGAGTAATGCACAAGGCAAGTTTACAGGCGATGCGACTGGACAGATCAATTATGCAACTGGTGTGGGCAGATTCATTCCAAATCAATTACCGCAAAAAGGCACAGTTTTCACTATCAATTACAATAGTGGTTACCCTCTCAATCAAAACTTAATTACAACCCCTTCAACGGATCAAGAGTTAAGTTTTAATGTGGGTACAGGCAATGCGCTTCAGGCAGGCAGTATCGAGTTAAAAATGGAATTACAGGACCAACTAAATCAACGTTGGGGGGAGTTGGTTTTAACAGATTCAAAAATTGATGATACAACGGGAAACTTAAACGATAAGTTAGGCAATACCCACGGGACCATCAACTATATAACTGGCGCTGTAGTGATTAAGCCGTTTTTAGAAATATTGGTATATCAAAAAACCTATCAAGTCTTTGAATCATGGAGTAAATAATGGGCTACTATTCTCCACAAACAGAATCCATTCAGTCGGAAAAAATGGTATTAAAATCATATTATCCGACCAATATCAACATTAAATATCGTGATACACCAGAGTTAAGCCCTAATGAAAAGCAAGTTGTAGCGGATAAGCTGAAAATTGATTTAACGCCACAGTTTAGCGAACAGGTATTGACCAATTCAGTGCGTTTTAGACTTGGAAATGATGTTTATGTGGACCGAAATGGCGTGATGTTTAGAAACATAAACAGCACCACAAATATTGGTATCAGTTCGGGATCTGTGAATTATGGTACCGGTGAAGTTGAAATTGATTCTTGGACGCCATCAAGCGGTAACGCTATTTCATTACAGTCATTGACCACGACTACTGATGCGATTGAGTTAAACCATATCAGTTTTAGAATTCCAGTTATTCCGATTCGCCCTTCGTCAGTGACAGTGGTATTGAGTACGCTTGAATTTGGCGCTTTAACTATCCAGTTTGATGAATTGGGCAAAGTGGATACAGCGAAAGCACATGGTTCAGTGAATTATGAAACTGGTTTTGTAGATATTGATTTTTATACCAAGACAGAAATTACTGAAGCAAATAGACCACAAATTGAAGCAAAAGACTGGTACAACGTACTTTTAGAATACGAAGAGCTGAACAAGAAGTATATCAATGTACCTGTGTGGGTTGTTCCTGACTCAGTGAAATACAATGCCGTGGCTTATACCTATATTCCGCTTGATGCTTCGATTTTAGGTCTATCTGCAACACGTTTGCCCCCGAATGGTCGTGTACCGATCTTCCGTGTGGGTGATATTGGAATTGTCAGCGCTGCCAAATCTATGGTGATGCCTGATCATATTGCGGGTAAAACCTATATTTTAGATGATAAGCGTATTTCCTGGTGTGAGCTTCAAGACAGTAAAGGCGTGAAAGTTCCTTTCGATATGTATGTTGTGGACTACGATTATGGGGAAGTCACGCTTAATGGAGATTTCGCAATCAATGCATTAACTCCACCTTTGAGCATTGAATATCGTTATCAGGATATGGGGTTAATTCGTGATGTTCAAATCAGTGGGCAGGTCACGTTTACCAAACCTTTGACACACAATTATGAAGCTGAAAATACAATTGTGGGATCAGCATTAGTAGTGGGTGATATGTATGCACGATATTCAAATATGTTCTCACAAGGTACATGGAGCAATGTGTGGGTTGATGAGTCTACAGGTGCACCAATTTCAGCACGCTATAACGATGCGCTATATCCAATTGTGATGACCAATAAGGGCGCAATTCAAGAACGTTGGGCACTTGTTTTCACCGATAATACAAACTTTAGAATTATTGGTCAGTATTCAGGTCAAATCGGAACAGGCAACATCAACAGCGACAATGCACCGATTAACCCGGTTACAGGTGTACCTTACTTCAAGATTAAAAAAGAGGGATGGGGAACTGGTTGGGTGAATGGCAATGTAATCTTTTTTGATACCAATGCAGCCATGCATCCAGTTTGGGTAATTCGCACAGTTAAACAATCTGAACCCACGGAGCTTACAGATCAATTTCAAATCATGCTACGCGGTGATATAGACCGAATTCTATAAATCCTATTAATTATTGATAACCGCCTAAGGCGGTTTTTTTATGAGTAAAAGAAATGTCGAATACAGATATTAAGTGGTTTAGTTTTGGAAATACAAATGCGCCTCAACTCTCAAACTCATGGGGGTGTATGATTGATGTGCTCGATGCTTGTCTGGTCACAGGCATGGGCTCTCAATTGGTTTCAACACTGGTTGTAAAAGATGGAGTAGCAACGGCAACTTTTGGAACAAGTCATAACCTGCAGCAATTCCAAGTTGTTGAGATTTCCAATGCAGATCAACAGATTTTTAACGGTGAGCATAAAGTTTTAGGTGTGACCTCTAACACGATTGAATTTGTTGTTAATTCACCCGATACGATTGCTACAGGTACGATCTCTTGCAAATTAGCATCTTTGGGATGGACAAAGGCATTTTCAGGCACACAAAAAGCGGTCTATAGCGCAAAAGATAGAACAGCGAATCCTTATTTTTTAAGAGTCGATAACAGTCTAGATCCTGTATATAACACCAATTATGCAAAATATGCCAAAGTGGGGATTTTAGATTCTTGCACTGGCATTGATGATTTAACTGGCAATCAAGCGCCATTCGATCCGACAAAACCCAGTCGAAACTGGACAGGGGAAGGAAATAGTAATGGATGGTTTAAATGGCGATATGCAGCCATTGCTGATGTAGCTTACTCAACATATGTATCAGAATATCAATTACCTCAAAACGGAAATCGACCTTGGGTGCTGATCGGGACAAAAGACAGTTTTTATTTAATTAATGGTTTAACTATTGGGCAAACTTTTGAAGCCCCTTATTGTTTTGGAGTAATTCAACATAAGGGATTAGCCAAGCCATTTCTTTGTGCATCCAATCATTCAGCAACATTTAATGATTACATATCTATTGGTACACCTCTTTCAAATACTGGTAGAGCAGAAGTTGCAGCAATGACAGGGTATTCAGGCGCTCTGATAAACACTCGTTATAGCCGTTTGATTAGCGGTTTTGGTAATGTTATTTCTGGTGCTGCTGCCAACTCAATCAAATCAGATCCAACTGAAGGCTACATACTTTCACCCATTTATTTTGCTGATCCTGATGGTTACATTATGGATGCATTACCATTGGTACAAGCTTGTGTGAATGATGCGACTGCAACAGCAAATTACGCAATTTTCTCTGAACCAAACAAAGCATATATCGGTTGCCGAATGCGTTCAGACACTGGTGGAACTCTAGGAATGTTATTTTTCAAGATCTACGATGGAGAATAAAGCATGAAAATCCTATTTGGAGAAAGTGAATTTAGCCAAGTCGGGTCTAGACCAGCTTTTAAGATCCTGAATGGTGAGTATTCACCCAAAGCATTGGCACATAAGGCGAACAGTTTAATTAAGGGGATAACCACGAAATTAAACGTTCCAATTGCTTGCCCCGTACGAGCTTATAATCGAATTACGGGTGAGTTGTTAAGTCGAGCACATTCTAAAAGTGACGGCACTTATTTGCTCTTTGGTCAAAGTGATTCAAAAAGTTATGTCTTGGCTGTAGATCCAGCAGGCGAATATAACATTGCAGTACAGGATAAGGTGAGCTGATGATTATCCCATCTATAGCAGCGAGTCTTGCACAATTGCAAGCATTGGCAACTTACATCGATCAAGGTAGCGCAAATGCTACCTTTGTTTTTTATAGTAGTGCAAAACCTGAATCTTTAGATATTGCTGCGGATAATACAACTCGTTTGGTGATCCTCACTTTGCCGAAGCCTTGTTTTAAGAAAATGAATGCAGACAGCATTGAGCTTCATCAAACTGATGCGTCAGTGGTCGTTAAAAATGGCACAGCAATATGGGCACGTTTATTTAATGGGGCAGGGAAAGCGGTTGCTGATTTTGAAGTGGGAACAGATATTAGCTTGAATAATCCCGGATTAATTCAAGGTAGCACTTTGATGTTGAACTCAATTGTGTTTAAGCCGAACGTTTAAGAGGTGAGCATGTGTCTAACTATACACCTCCCAAGATTCACCATGTCGACCTGAAATTTAAAGATCTTGCGACAGGATCTACATCATTAAATTTCGGGGCTGAGAATGCAGAAACAGCGTCATTAGATGCCGTTATAAACACAGCTTTCATTGCCAAAATGCAAGCTCAGACCTATGACTATAATGCGCTTTCTTCAGTTATATCGACACGCTTAGAAAGTTATATAACAGGTGTGGTGGGTGATGCTTCAACAATTGATAGTAATCTAAACACTGCATTCAATGCTGCAATTAACGCAGTCGTCATTGATCGCTTTTGCAGTCTAGAAAGCACTATACAAACCAATTTTAAATCTGAATCAAATGCTCGTTTTGATATTAATTTTAATCGAGGCGTATTTGGTGAGAGCCTATATCCATTTCAGAGCCGGGCAAAGGTCTTAAGCAATTCAATTGGTTTAGTCTGGTCAGACCCTTATATACGTGCACATAAAAATGGGTTTCAGTTTGAATTTGGTGCTACCCGAAGTATTCAGCCGTTCAATCGTTTTGACAAAGGCTTGAATCTTCATAGGGCTGTAAGTGCTGTATATGAACAGACATTAACTCTCAGAGGTGTAACGGGCTTTGTTTGGCAAGAAAATAAATTAGCTTTCATTACTCAAAATTTAGTTTTTGAAGAATCCAAAAAACTCAAGATCCATGCAATTTTTGATTGGGTTGAATTGGTCCGAAAAAACAAGATTATTCGATACTCACATGAAGTCGCTCATGTGTTTGAAAAGCGTTATCAATTCATTGCTGATCAAGGCTTGGAGTTCATAACAACAGACGCAATTCCTTGGGAAAAAGCGAAATCAATTCATTATCGAAAACATGCAATTCAGCCTTGGCCAAAACCTGAAGAAATTACACCTAATGGGTGGAATAAGAAAAGTATAAGGCTCAATTTCTGTTGCACCACTGATGAAGTTGATCGCTTAAACGCTCGTTTAAATTTTGAACCTGATAAATGTTTACCTGATCCTCAGAAACCTCAAATTCCTGAAATCAGCAATAAGAATTGGTGGTATATCGTGAATGAATTATCTGTAACAAGGTTGGATAATGGTGAAAATATCAATGTACTGGATGGCAATTATAGTAGCGATCGCAGTCGATGGTGTTGGTCGTATAGTTTGACCGTTCCAAATAGTGAAATCAGTAAACTTGAGCCAATCAATGCACAACCCGTGATTTTAAAAATTATGGTGAATGGGCACGAGCATCACATGCTACTTGAAAACCGCAGTCGATCTCAAAAGTTTGGATATATCACTTATACCCTATCTGGGCGTAGTCAATCCGCATTACTCGATGCACCATACGCCCCAACAAGAACTTATTTACAGGAGAATGAAAGAACCTCGGTGCAGTTAGCCCAAGCTGAGTTGGATCGAGTGAATAATCAAGCCGAATTGAATTGGAAACTGGTTGATGCGTTGGGCTGGATTGTTCCAATCAACAGCTTAAGCTACTCCAATCAAACCCCGATTGCCGTCATTAAAATGTTGGCAGAGAGTGCAGGCGGTTTCGTTTACAGTGAGAAAGCCGGTAATAAGCTCACAATCAAACCGAAGTATAAAAAGACTTTTTGGGATAACGTGATTATGAATGATTACGATCGCTTAATTCCCGAAAGTATTGTCACGGATTTATCGACTGACTATGAGCTCTATCCAGACTATAACGGTATCACATTAAGTAATGATCGAAATGGCAACACTGGTCAAGTTAAACGTTCAGGTACCGCAGCAGATATTTTGCTTGAAACAGTAAATAATCCATTGTTTACAGTCGATAGCATGGGGGCATTTGGTAAAGCTGAGTTAGCAAAAGCAGGTATGGTTGAAACACACAGTATTGCGATGCCAAATAGTGTCGAAATCGGTGAATGTTCACCAGGTGAATTGATTGGTTTTAATGGCAGTTGGTGGGGCATTGTTGATGCTGTTTCTGTCTCATTCACTCATGCAGTTACAAATCAAGCAATAAAGGTGGAAAGGGTGAATCGAGATGAGTAATGCATTAAAACGTTTACTAAATTTACTGCCTAAGTCACCTGAATTTATTGGGACCATCACACATGAAGATCATCCCAAGTACAAAGTTTTAGTGATTGATGGCAGTGGTTTAGTTCTGTGCACGAGTAATGCACGTTACACAGTCGGCACAAAGGTTTTTATCTCGAATAATGAAATCAAAAGATCTGCACCAGAGGGCACTGTGGTACAGATAGAAGTATGA